AGCCGATGGGGGAGATTGCCCTCTACGAGGACGGCCGACCGCTTAACGTGGAACTGTGGGACATGTGCAAAGGCTACTACGAACCCCTAGCTTCGAAGCATAAGCTCGTCTTGACGTACGCCTTCCTGAGGAAATACGATACGGGCGCCAGGAACGATCTGATCATGCACCTCGACGACGAGGAGGACGCGACCACGACGATCAACGTGCTCTTATCGGACGTTAAGGATTTCGAAGGTGGGGAGCTATACATATTCAACGAGGACCGGACCCGGCGAATACTGGACGAGCACGGAGGTGACATGGATATCCCCCAACGCGAAAAGTTCTTGAAAGCTTGTCCGAACCTACCGGTCGTCAGCCTCAAGCAAGGCGACGCTGTATACTACGAAGGGTGTCGCTCGTTACACGGGGTCACGCCGGTGACGAGCGGTGAGAGGTACGTATTAGGGTTTTTTAGTAAATTTCTTTAGCGCCTCCTGTTTCCTGTGTGTGCGGTAGATCAGGTACAGCGATATCAACACAGCAGCCGCGGCGAGCTTCAGGTTCATTTGATATACGTCGAGAAGTAAATTTCGAGTATGTCGGTGACCTCGTCGAACCGATCCTGCGCGGCGTACTCGAGAACCGAATCCAGAATTTTCGGGTCGTTCATCACCGGCTCTAAAATCTTGCGAAGGTCTTCGATATGCGTCTCCTTGAATCCGCCGTTGGCGATGCCGGCGTCGATGACGTCATTGGCCGCTGTCTTGCTCTGCACGAAATCGACGTACGATTCACTTCTCAGGCAAAGAAACACGATGATCACCAGGATGAGCAAGACAACCGCGGTGTTCATGCTTTATAAGCTTCGTACATTTTATTTCTTCTCAACCTTCTCGAGTAACTCGAGGAGGGTCTTGCGGTCGCCCATCTCCGCGAAGTCCATCGCGTCCTGGACAACCTGGTCGTCGTCTGTGAGTTGAACGAATGTGTTCATCACGTACAGAGAATTGAGATCCTTACTCTCATCGTTGAGATGCTCCACCAGACCTTCGGTTATAGTCGAATAATACTCGATGGTCAGGCACCGGTTCCTGTACAGGTTATACATCCAGATGGAGATCACGATGACTGAGATGATCAACACGATTCGGTTAAGTTTCATTATACCTTTATACGAGGATTTTTTTCTCAGTACAAATCATAATGGGTGGATCTGAATCTAAATCCGAAACTCACATTTCCAACGAGATCGTCAACCAGTCCGTCTTTAATGCGTTGAACAAAACGGAGAATGTTCAGAGCTCGTCCGTGCTTGCTGACCAGAAGTTGGTACTGAAGAACGTCAAGGCTCTGAGTTGCAAGATGAGCGTCAACCAGACAATGAACCTCGACATAAAAACTATAGCACAGTTCGAGAAAAGTGATGCCACGGAGCTGAACGATAAAATCGAAGCCGAACTGGACAATGCACTCAAAGCAGAGCAGGAAACAGAATCTGGAGCCGGTGGCACATCTTCTACGGAGAGTAGCGATTACACGAATATCAAAAACTCCGTTCGAAATGAGATGGAGACTAATATCACAAATGAAACCATTAACGAATTGCGCACGAAGATCGTGGCGAATCAGGAACTCGTCATGGAGAACTATGTGATGGACCCCCTCGGATTCCAGATTTTAAAGGATATGGAGATGGCACCCACGATCGAGATGATGCGCCTGGCTTCGCAAACCTCATGCGACATTAACCAGGATATGGTTATCAAGTTCGTCGCGGAACAGATCGGAGCATCAATTACAAAGATTGTGCAGACAAATGAAAAAGTGAACAAACTTGTCAGCGATACCGAGAAGAAGACCACTACCAAGACCCAAGGTGCAGGCGGGGCTGTGGCGGAAGCCGCCATGGGTGTCGGTGGGGCTTACGCGGCAGTGGCTGAAGGTGTCGGAAGTGGTGTCGGCACGGCCGCAGAGGGAGTTGGATCCGGTGTGGGCGACGCCGCGACTGGTATAGGCGCTGGCTTAGGCGCCGCGATGGCCGGTCCGTTCATCCCTTCCGCGATCTCTTCTTCGTCCATGATGGCTGCGGGTATGGTGATGATGATGATGTCGAAGGGTGGCGGCGGTCCGGACCCTGCCATGATGGCCGCCATGATGCGGAAATAAATCTTAAAGAAATCAATCACTCATTATACTAATGATCCTCAGTATCGACGTTGGTATAAGGAACTTGGCGCTCTGTCTCCTCGACGATAAAAACGGCAACTTGGTACAGAACTGGGACGTGGACGGCATTCCCCCCGAATCGAAAAACGGAATCTACGTGTCCATGCGCGACCACCTCAACGCTCGACCGTGGGTCCTGACCGCCGACACCGTATTGATCGAAAAACAACCTGATCGGAACAAGAAGATGATCTCGGTCATGCACTTTCTGCATAGCTATTTCATCATCAAGTGTCCCCAGGCTGAAACGATTCTCTACGACGCTCGCCATAAGATCCCGGACGTCGTCGGTCCAGGGAAAGCGCAATACAACAAGCGCAAAAAGGTCGCCATCCAACGGTGCGAGGAATTCATCAAGGACGGACCCACGAACGCGCACTGGCTCGAGACCTTTAAGGCGAGTAAAAAGAAGGACGACTTGGCCGATACGGTCATGCAAGCACTCTCCTTCGTCAATCGCGTCGAGGTCCTCCCCGCGTCCGCGTCCAAGACGAAGAAACTCGTCGCCCGAAAACCCAACGAGAACCAGAAGCGGACCAAGTATTCAAAGTGTAACCTGGCGTGGTTGTATCTCAACAAAGTTGAGTGTGAGGTTCTCGAGAACAACAAACGGTTCATGAAGGATCTGCGTAGGTACTACACCGGGATCGACGATCTCATCAGGGACTTAAAAAATTAATGTCATCAGAATACAACAAACACTATGTTCGCCGCAATCGCCACATCCCCCACGTGGTTCGCCAAGAATGACGATTTCAAGAGGATCGGCAAAAAAATTCAAAAACAGAGGAAGAGTGAGGTTGATAAGATCAAGGATAAGATCGGTGATATCGCGCGCGACGAGCAGAGGCGCGTGAAGGAATATTTCAAGGAACACCAGGATCTTATCAAGAACGACAAGGAGACTAAAAAGAAGAAGAAGGGCAAGGTCAAATCGATCGATCTTTACGAAAAGTAATCCAGATCGCGAACGCCACGAGCAACGCGGCGACGGGCGTCCCGTTGAATCTCTCAGCCAGGAGAGCGCATATCACACTGTATTGAACTACCCGTATTTCCTGTCTTGTTTTGACCATTGAGCGCTTCATCGCCGCTCTGGACCTCTCCAGGCCCAGAACAGTCGAGCTGATTTTACCAATCTTAGACGGAATTTCCGTGGTGTTCATCACCATTTCGGCGATGTCCAGAGACTCTAGAAACTGCTCTTGAATCATCGGTTCCAGATACGTGAAATAATCAAAGTCTGGATCCAACTGTAAACATATCCCTTCTATGAGGGAGAAGGACTTCGCTAAGTATACGAAACTCGTCGGCACAACGAACGGTTTTTCCATCGCCAGTTCGGCTGCCAATTCGTCGTTCATGATAGCACCGCCGTCGAGAGTTTCTAAATACCCCAAAATAGTCTCGAAGAACAGTTCGATATCGCTGATATCGGAAGACGTCGGTACGATGACCCCTAACCGAATTAAGACTTGAACGATTCCCCGTGTGTCTCGTTTAATGATACAACCGAACAAATCACCGAATCCAACCTTGAGTTCTTCGCTCAATTCAATCAGGAGACCAAAATCATAGAACACCAGTTTCCCGTCCTTCGATACCCCCAAATTACCAGGGTGGGGATCACCGTGAAAAAGACCGCTGTCCATGGTCTGAATCACGTACGAATTTACGAGGGCCTCGCACACCTTTTTCCTGTTGATCTTCTTATTTGTGATCTCTGTTATCTTTTCTGATGGTACATATTCCATTACAATCATCTCACTGGTACAATGTTTTTTATACACGCGGGGTATCCTGATCCAGTCATGAGCTTTCAGTGACCTTTTGAATCGTATTGCGTTATCTACTTCCTGCACGTAATCAGCCTCCCCGAGTAAATACTCTATAGAATCGTTTAATACGAATTCCGAACTGGCCCCCGTGTCGATACCGACAGTTTGGAAAAACTTCAATATTTTGGCTACGTTTTCCGTGTCCGATTTCATGGTCTCGTAGATACCCGGTCTCTTTAATTTTACAACGACGCGCCTCTTTCCGTTTTTCAGGACAGCTTTGTGCACCTGACCTATACTCGCAGATTTGAAAGGGGTTTCGTCGAATTCTTCAAATATGTCCATGTTCAAATCATCTTTCACCAGGTTATAATCGAACGGCGGGACGTTATCTTGAAGAGATTCCAACTCACGAATGAATTCAGGTGGATAAAGATCGCTGCGCGTCGACGCGATCTGACCCAATTTCACAAATGTCGGTCCGAGATCCAGCAACTGATCCCTGGTCCACCTACCGAGCGCACCTTTGTCCTCTGTGAAACGATCCTTCCACAAATACTTGGCCGCGAACTTCCACGTCTTGATTTTATTCCGCGACGGCGGTGGTGGTTTTACGACATGGTTCACACATAACATATCCCTTACCTTTACCCAGGAACTTTTTCTTTATACATTATAAACAAAATGGTTCGTCAGATCAAAAACCTTTTCGGTCCGGTGACAAAACCCACCGAACTTTTCATCAAGGCCCAGCCCCTGGTGTTCTCCCTCATCATCATGTACCAGGGCCTGTTCGCACCCAACGCGATCGCCATCCCCGAGCGCCTCGATAAGCTCTTCGGGAACAAGGTCTTCCGTCTCGTCTCCCTGATGGCCATCGCATTCGGCGCGACTGGGGATATCGAGTATGCCCTCGCGTCCACTGTCATCTTCCTGAGCGTCATGTACCTCCTCAAGACCCCCGAGGAGCGTCGCAGGACCGGCTTCATTTAATTTGTGAACCTACAGTAGAATGAAGATTCATATCGTCGGCGCGGGTCCCACCGGTTTATCCCTCGCGTGGGAGATCGTCAGGTCGACCGACCACGAAGTCACCGTGTACGAACGTAAAACGTCTTGCGGAGGTTCGTGGTGGGAACCTGACACAGAGGTTCGTGATATTCACGCACACCGAGTACTTTTTGACAGAGGGTTCGTCAACGCTCAATCCTTTCTCAAGGAAATGGATCTTGAGTGGGATGAACTCTTCCAGAAGATTTCACCGGACTTTTTCAAATACGCACTAAAAAAGTTTGAGCCGAAAGATTACCTGGCAATTCTAGAATTATTTTTCAAGGTGACATTCAAACCCGAAAAATATAAATCGGTTTCCCTTCACGACTATTTCGAGAACAAATTATCAGAAGGCGGTAAATCCATCATCGAACACTTACCGATCAACATCGACGGGGTCACATGGAAACACATGTCGGCGTACGAATTTATCAAGACCGGCGACCAACTTCTCTTTTCCAGTCCCTACACGCAAAAAGTTTCAGGGAAATTCATGAACGATGCTGTGGAGGAAAAACTTCTCGGTGCCGGTGTGAATTTTATATTCGGCTCGGAACTCGAAAAAGTGGAGTACCGAGAAGACGGGTACGAAGCATCTTTCAGTGATGGGACGTCCGTATCCGATGGGATGTTCTTCATGTGTATAGACAACAGCCCCGCACTCAAACTCATAGGCGATAATTGGGGACCCCTGGCTGAGAAGAAGATCCGAAGCGCGACCTACGGGTCGATATGCGTCTTACTGGATTACGACGAGTTCGTGCCCGCCGGTGAGGAGCTCGAGACCCTGACCACTACCAAATGGAATATCCTCGTTTCCAATTTGCCCGGGACCAACACGGTTTCGTGTGTCCTATGCGATCTCACGAAAGAAATTCTCGCCAGTGAACCGGATGTCGTCAAACGTGAGGTGATTCACCAGCTCGGTCTTCCACCGCCCCGAGAAATAAGGATCGGGTGGGGAAGTGAATGGACCGGCGAAAAATGGGAATTTTCACAGAGTTCGGGGGTGTTGGGTCTGAACGGGCAAGTCCCGTATTTCGGTGTGTGCCCCAACGTCGCTCTGTGCGGCATGATGTCGTACCGCAACACACCCTACTCGAGCATAGAAGCCGCGGTCGAAGTTTCCAGGCGGCTCAGTCACGAATGTTTCGGGACTCGGTACCCGCTCAAACCGATCGCCGTTTCCCAGGTACTCGCGATCTGCGTCGTGACACTCCTCGTAATAATTCTTGTATATCGTAATAAGAACCAATGAAGTTCTCAGCCGAAGTATACGAACCGATGTATGATTTCAATGATAGGAAGTATATTAGGGTTACCGTCCCTGAAAATGTCCGTGCCACCATTGAAAACATGCATATGAAACGTACGCACCTTTTGAAAAGCGTAAATGTGGACGACCCTTTGGATGGTCGAGTGCTCAGGGTTAAAATTCCGTTCCGTTACAGGAGAGTGATGTGCAGCGTCGAAGGACGCCCCATTCAGTCTCTAGTAAGGGGGGACGAGATCGAGGTGGTGGTCGATTTCAAAGGGGCTTGGAATGTGGAGAATCACTCGGGTTTCTCGTGGGTGCTTTCGTCCTCGATCTTCTCGAGCTCCTCGTCGGAGGCCTGAGTTGGATCACGGGGGAGTTCGATCGTCTCCAGCCCCCCCTTTTTAAGGTCGCGGAAGGTCTGGAGCATACCCTGAAGCCTAAATATCTCCTGGGTCATCTGCTCGATGGTCTGAGTGACCTTCTTAATGTTTTCGTCGATGTTCACGGTGGGCATTTACGTAGTTAAAGTTTGTAGTCTTTAACTAGGTAAAGATGGGTACACTGACAAGGACCGGGTACTTGATATCTCGCACCGAACTGAGTAAGGTTCCACACCAGGCAGTCGTCGTCCTCGGCGGTTTAAAAAAAGAGCTTACCGTAAGACCCGTGGTCAACACCGACTATGGGTTTCCTCCACCGCCTTTTAAGGTGTTCCGAGCGACTAAAGACGGAATCTGCGCTCCAAGATTCTTCGGCATCGAGAAAATGGGGCCTGCCAAAATCGACAAAAGACCCGAACCTGCGAAAAGCACAGCCAAGTTCACAGGAAAATTGCGAGATGCCACCCACCAAAACGAAGCCTTCGCAGCAGCGATTAAAGCAGGCAGCGGCGTGCTTTCTTTACCGTGTGGGTTCGGCAAGACGACTGTATCCCTGGCCATAGCCTGTAAACTCGGCTACCGCACGATGATTGTCGTGCACAAACAGTTTCTCGCGGATCAATGGCGTGAGCGTATTCAACAATTTTGTCCCGGCGCGACTATCGGTGTCGTCCAACAGAATAAGAAGGAGGTCGAGGGTTGCGACTTTGTGATTGCCATGCTTCAATCTCTGTCACTCAAAGAATACTCCTTCGACGATTTCGATTCGGTCGGGACGGTCATAGTCGACGAAGCGCATCACATTTGTGCCAAGGTGTTCAGTCAGTCCCTGTTTAAAATGTGCCCACGCCACATTTTCGGCCTCTCGGCTACCCCCGAGCGAAAAGACGGTCTTACCAAAGTTTTGCACTGGTTTATGGGCCCAACGTTTTTTGCAGTCGAGCGGAAGAACCAGGAACAGGTCGAAGTCTTTCCGGTCACCTTTGATTCGCCGAATTACAAAAATCCGCCGCCCAGTATGCGAAACGGTAAGATATCGATGCCGAACATGATTACACTTCTCGTCGAGGACCGACAGAGGAATAAGATGTTGGTGGAACTGGTAAAAAAGGCGTCGGCGGGGTCGAGACAATTACTGGTCTTGAGCGACCGGCGACTTCACTGCGAAATGCTCCACCAGTGTTTTCCCACGACTTCTGGTCTGTACATGGGAGGCATGAAAGAAAAGGCCCTCCAAGAATCGTCGAAGAAGAAGATCATCTTCGCGACATTTTCCCAAGCGCACGAAGGGTTGGATATCCCAACTTTGGACACAGTTATATTGGCGAGTCCGAAATCGGACATCGTCCAATCTATCGGACGTATCATGCGTGAAACTGCGGGTAAAAAGAACAACCCGCACATCTACGATGTAAACGATCCGTGGAGCGTTTTCAGTGCAATGTACTACAAACGCGTCAAAGTGTACCGACAGGGCGGGTTCAAAATTCACGGTAACGGTAAAACCGCCGAGGAGAAGAAAGACGAATTCCCCCGAGGCAAATGCTTTTTTACGTAATCGTCGACGTCGAACCCCGGCGGTACGGAATCATTTTTCGATAGATTCTCGGCCGGTGTGAGTAGCTGTAGATTTGTGTAATGGAAACAGACACGTTGGTGATCAACGTTCATCATGTCGAATGCGGCACACGGTATGACATGGTCGACGTGTAATTCGGTTAGCGGTACACCCTCGAATCGGGGACTCTTTTCGTATAGATATTTCAATATATCCTGACTCGATTCCATACCGGTGAGTTCCATGGTCGACGTAGATTTTCGGTTCCCTTTGAGTGCATGGTGCAACCGGCGCCGAAGATTCCACAATAGATTGAACGCTTCGTCGGTTTGACGCCTAGTTCTCATGTATTTTGTATGTTTGGCGCTTTGTTCGACCCCATTTTCTTCATAGTATTTCTTCGTCTGTAATTTTTTCTTGTCCGCATTAGCTACGTAATACCCTTTATCGTACTCCTTTTTACACGATTTACAGTTAGACCCAAATCCATCTTTTTTCTGTTTGTCATTCGAAAACTCACCAAACGATTTGAACACCTTACATTTGGTACAAATTTTCCCGTCGGTCATATACCCATGTAGCCCCACGTCTTTAATTACTTTCGTCGGTTAGCCCTTTTCAGGTACGCATTTACGAGATTCTTCTCGTACACGGGTTTTTTCCTGGCGACCAGTATCGCCCTAGACAGCCGCGTACCGTTCGTGTTCAAATTCTTGACGATTTTTTTACGGTTGCGGCCGCCCCTGTACACCGATTGAATCTTCGTCGCGGCCTTTGCCTTTTTCTTGTACGTCGACATCATTTACTATGTACCCAGATTATTTACCATCGGGGGGTAGACCCTCAGGTAGATAATCGACTTACTTTTTCATTTGGTCCGATACAGCTAACATGACCACACCTACGATGAAGGCCAGGATCACATAGTTCAACTCGGTATCCTCATCTCCTTTCTCGGGCTGTGGTTTCTTGGGAGCGACGGCCACCTCGGGCCGCCGCTGCGGAGGAGGTTCGAGATCCTCCAGCGGGCAATACGCTATCATATATTATTAACATCACAAATTAATTTCATTCTTTTTGGTCGTCTTGCGACGCTTTTTCGGTTTACCCCCTTCGACGTTGACCTCCTTAATCTCTCCGCCTGTGCTCTCGCCTGAAATAGACATAATATCGCTCAACTCATCCTCCTCTTCGATCGGGGGCGGTCGGCTCCCACCGGCGTTCAAGTTAGAATTCATGGGCATAGGAGGCGGCATAGAAATCCCACCCATCAAGCTCGCAATATCGAGTCCGGGACCCTGCATCTCATAGTTGCCCGTACCGCCCACTGGGGGTTCCACGAACGGCTCGTCGGGGTTCCTCGGTGCCGTGTTCTGCACAGCGGACATCATATTCTTCACGAGCTCTGGATTTTGTTTGATCACGTCGTTCATGTTCGGGATGGCAGTCTTGAACATCGAATTGGTTAAGTGGTACATCATCGCAGAGCCGCCGAGCATCATGATCAGCTTGACCTCGGGGGCGACACTGACCTTCGATCGGTACTTGACGTACAACTCCTCGAAGACACCGTCATAGTCATCAACGTTCTCCATGACGGATTCGGACCAACCTTCGAGTTGAATCTCGAACGGATTGTAGCGCTTGTTCAAAAATTCCAGACCGGTGACACAGGCCACCAACATACGTCGCGAGAATCGAATCGATTGCTCGACATCGATGCTGTACGTGATTCTTTTTACTTCCGACCGAAGCTCCTCGACGTTCGAGTACGCGTTGAGTCTCTTGTTCACGGTAAATCCTTTCTTCTCCAGGCGAGCTAATTTGTTCAAGAGATCACTCTTCTCCTCGTCGATGGAGGTGTACCCCTGAGTGGGTTTCTGTTCCTCTGATCGCGTGCCGGGACCGTCGTCGTCGTCGAAATCCATCTCATCGTCCTCATCGCCGTAATCGATTTCTTCGTTTTGCATGGGATGTGCTGCATTGGGAACGGACTGCTTATCCGGGTTCACGAATGCATCCATTGCCTCCTGGTGTTGCGGAGGAGGGCGGGTACCGAACGCGCTCTTCTGCGGGCGTGGGACAGGTTTGGCGCGAGGTACGGAAATTTCGATCTCATCATAAAGAGCCTGTTCGTCAGCATCCAATTTCATCACGTTGGTACGTCCACGGTCCAGGGTAATGTCGTCCATCTCTACCCTCTAATAATAATTATTACGTTTCTCTTTAACGCACTTTTTTTGTAGACATATAGTAAATATGTTCCTCAAATTCAACAAGACCAACCGCGGCGCGCTCATGTACATGGCCGTCCTCTTCGGTCTCATCTGTGTCCTGACCGTCCTCCAGGGTGGGTCCTCCGGGTACCAGCCCAGGCCGATCACCATCAACGCCGTGAGCCAGGGATCCCTCTTCGATCTCGACCACAGCGAGGAGTGTGTCGCCGGCGCTCCTAACGGCAGCCCCTACAGCAAGTCTCTGACCCCGGGCGGTCTCTGCGGTGCGCAGGGTCTCGTCGCCGACCACGCCGGCTACTCCATCTCCGGGGGTATCGGCGGATCTTTAATCTAAACGTATAGTAACATGGTTCCCGATCTCAATTACGAGTACCACACCATCACCATCGACTCCAATGGTCAGGCGGCTGCGAACACTTTCACCAGCTACCTGGAAATTCCACTCAAGAACGTCGTCGAGGCGAAACTCCTGGCCGCGCACGTTCACACGAAGACGTCTAATCAACACATTTACATCAGTATCGATGAACTCGATTCCAACTTCAACGACAGGGCGACCCCCGTGCTCAACGGGGTCGGAACCATCGGTAAGATCAAGGGTGTTTTCGCGTCTTTAATTTCCGATGTCACCGCCGTCGGTACCGCGAATCACATCACCAACTTTAAGGGTGATTACGACGTCAGCACGCAATACATAAACCCACTGAGGAAGGTTGATAAATTTACCGTGAATATCATGAATCAAGACGGCGATGGAATCTTACCGAACACGGCGGGTACCCCGAACTATCTCATCGTCAAGTTCACGTGTCTTAAAGGCAATCTGTAATTTTCTCACATAGTAGTAGTAACGATGTCAGCGGGAATCACCCAGCTCATCGCCATAGGTGCTCAGGACCAGTTCATCATGGGGAAACCCGAGATCTCGTTCTTCAGCAGCACCTTCAAACGACACTCGAATTTTTCCCAGTCCATCGAAAAGCAAACAATCTATGGAGCTGTGAAAAACAATTCAATGTCAAGCGTCCAGTTCGAACGTTCGGGCGACCTTCTGGGGTACTGTTACCTCACGCTGGACGATACCACGCAAGCGTTGGACACGCAACGTTGGGACACTATCATCGATAAGGTGGAATTGCTCATAGGCGGGGCCGTGATCGACTCACAAGATGCTATCTTCACCGAAAAGATCGCCATCGATACGTTCGCGCAGAACGTGAGTAAGAGTGCGAACGGGACGCACCCCGGCGTGTCCGCGCGCTCGTATTTTTATCCCCTTCGATTCTTCTTTTGTGAGGGGCCGCAGTGCGCTCTTCCCTTAGTCGCTTTGAACTATCATAACGTCGAGGTACGAATTCACTGGGCGAGCGAAGCGTCGAACTATAACGTCGAGATGTTCGCCAACTA